GATGAAGGTACTAAGGAGTTTATTCTTTCCCTATTGGAACGCAAAAAGGGAGAACTTGACCCCGATAATATTCAGAAGCTCTACAAGTACGAGGATAAGTTTGCCGACCCGAATTTCTCCAAGGCGTGTGAGCTATTCCGAGAAAGCTACCAATACAACCACTCTAAGGATTATATCCGCTTTTACGAAAAGGACAAACATGGCAAGTGGCAGAATATACTATTGCAGTTTTCGGCTATATAGTCCCCCTAACCCCCGAAGGGGGAACAAATATACCCTGACCTTAGTGCGTCGTTTGTATTAAGGGGACGCCCATAAGAGACCCCTAAGGCAGGGTTTTAAATAACCTTTAAAAACGATTTAAAGCGGTGAGCCACCGCTGGCAATTATTTTAAACAACAAAAATATGATAAGCATACGACAAATCAAGATCCTGCAAAGCCTCTTAAGTAAGAGGTTTGGGGATAGAGAGGAACGAATGGCATTCTTATCGGGGTTTGTAGGAAGGGAGCTTGCTACAAGCAAAGAGCTGAAAGAGATAGAAGCCTTTGAAATATTAGACTACTTAGGCTATAACTATAGCTTTGCAGCACATTTCGACAGCCATAATATGCAACACCTTAGCTTGTTGGCTAAGTGCCACGAATTGGGTTGGGTGCAGGTGGATAATCCAAGGATCCCCGACCTTCAACGATTGGGTAAGTTTATGCTAAGTAAGAGGTGCCCTGTACAAAAGCCATTAATGGAAATGACTACTAAGGAAGTCAGTAAGGTAATAGGAGCATTAGAAAAGATAATTGAAAAACGATATGAAAAGAAGTGACAAACGACAGGTGACCAGTGACAAATGCCCTCACAAGCACCAAGTATTGCGCACAATAGGAGGGTATTGTACCGTAGCAATAACTGCTGTATTTTGCCAAGATTGTGGGAAGCAACTCAGTAAAACAAAAGTAGAAGTATAACACTAAAAAAAACAAATACAATGGAAATAGACGATTATGATATAAGTTACTCCTCAATACGCGATAGAATTAATGGTAACCCTCAACAAGCAAAAAAAGAGCTATTGCGTTTGTGCAGTATGACTATAAAAGCGGAAGAAAAAGTTGAAAAATTAGAAGAGGAACTAAATAAGGCCAAAACTGATGTCAGATTTTTTAAAAAAGGTATATACAACATCTTTCATTACTTCCGCAACCAAATTGGCAAACTACCCTCCTCTGTTATCCTCCGTGAAGGAAAGACGATATACATCATTAAGTGCTTCGATGAAGATAACATTACAATAAATGTTGAAAAGGAAAGTTTTTAATTACTAAAACAATTACAATATGAACGACAAAATAAAAGAAAAAATCACAAAAGTCTACGAACTCGTAAAACGAGGAATAGCAGGAGAACAGCAATCAGCCGAGAAAATGCTAAAAAAACTACTTGAGAAGTACAACATCTCAGAAGACGAACTTAATAGTATAGACGAAAAAGAATATTACTTCAAGTATGCTTCTAACTTAGATGAGTGGTTACTTATACAACTAATCGAATACTTTTTCAAAGAGAAAAAGTATAAACTCTATCGCATTAAAGATAGTGGTGTAAAAGAGATAGCAATACAGATGCCCTACTTAGATTGGGTAACATTAGATAGTGCTTATGGTTATTTCAAACCACATCTAAACCAGCAATGGCGCAAACACGGCTTGCCTGTAGTGAACCGTTGTCGAACAACTAAAACTAAAAATAAACGCCGTGAGGCAATGCAAGAAACCTTTTTTAGTTTGTATGTAATTCGTTCTGGTATCTATCGCCCAGAACAAAAAAACTCCAAATCTCTTACCGAGGAGGAAATAAAGAGATATTCCATTCTTTACGGAGTCGAAGGTGGTAAATACACACAACAAGTAACCACAGGTCTATATTTAGAATAACCCTTCAAACACTATTAAAAATGAATAAAGAAAATTACCCCACTTGGCTTGTGCCTATTAACATCGCCAAAGAACTCAAAGAAATAGGGTTCAAAGAGCCTACAATGTTCTGCTTTATTTCAGGAGAATCAGACATTCAATTAAGTATCTATGATGATATAAGCCTAAATTATAATTTATACATTAATGATATTGAATTGATAAATTACAATACTAAAGGTTTTTATGTTTCTATCCCCACTTGGGAACAAGCCCACGCTTGGTTCAGAGAAAAAGGCTACTATGGCAACATAGAAGCCACCAGTAAAGGTACTTCTGCCTATATCTTCTTTCCGGAATTAGATAATGGAGAATTTTGGGAGTTCGCCTATGAAGAAACCTATGAAAAAGCCCGTGAATTACTTTTACTTAAACTAATAGACCTTTATAAAACAGCAAATCAATGACCTATATAGTAACCATACGCAGTTGTGCGGTAGTTGTGAAGCTGATCTATAAAGGAGGTAAGTTCTCTAAGTTAGAGGTCAAGAAAGGTACTTTAGACGGGGAATATCTCAAACAAATAGGCTTGCTTATTCCTCCCTTAGAGAATCTCATAGAGGAGTGGCAGGGGGTGTGGGGAGATAGGGTAACCTACCGAGAGGAAGAGGCGAACCCGCCGAGCTTATACGCCTTGTTTTTGGACGAGTGGTTTGCTTTCTATAATAGATTGTTTGGGGTTGCCCCAAAATTTACAGGTGCAGACGGCAAAGCATTGAAACAAATTATCGCCTACCTAACAGGTAACTCTGCCGACGAGGAGGAAGCCCTCGCCACTTGGCAGTACCTGCTACAGAACTGGCAAAAGTTAGACGAGTTTCATCAAAGGAATACAGACTTAAAGTATATAAATTCCCAATTAAATAAGATTCTACAAAATGCAAAACGAAATAATAGTAAGGACAAGCGAACAGTTAGCGATTCTTTCAAACAAAGAATTTTTAAGGGTTTATTCACCGAATAACTGCCTTATGCATAGCTCGTCACTCAAGGGAGTAAGTGACGCCTTGAGTAGGCAAACCCTTAGCCTGGTGCAAATCAAAAAAGGCAAAGGAGAGGTTTTTCTCAGAAGTTATATCAGTATGTGGCTTATCTACCTCAACGAGGTTTTGAACCTAAATAATCCCCTTACGGAGGCACAGATAGAGTTATGCGCCGAGCAGATCATGGCAGATTATCACCACTTGAAGCTCTCGGAGTTATCGCTTATCTTCAAAAGGATTGTATCGGGGGAGTGTGGTGAGCTGTACGAGCGTATTAGTATGCCGAAAGTAATGAGTATCTTCCGCAAGTATGACCAGGAGCGCACCGAGGTAGTTGTCACCCAAAACCAACAAGCCCACGAACAATTCCGCTATAGGGAGAATCGCACGGAGAGTTATGACGATGATCTGGAGAGGCTTTGTAAAAAGATGAGGAAGTTTTGATGTGTCATTTTATATTTTTGATTGAACATCCGCTAAAATCCAATTTGGAAATAAGCGGGTGTTTTTTTAATTTTGCGGTCTAAACCAAAGAATACCATAACTTATGGAAGCCCAAGAGAAAGAACACAAAGGATACAACAAAAACTGCCTATTGCGCTACAGGGCAGTAATGGAAGAGTTCAATAGACATGATTGCCGCTACATTCCTATTTCAGTAATATGGAGGGAATTTATCTACCCTAAGTTCTTCATTTCACGAAAAACCCTCTACAAGATCCTTAATACAGATGTGGACGAACAATTGCTAATGGCCAATAACCAATGATTAGCCATGAGTTAGATATTCTGTATCTGGCAGGAGTAATATACCTCATACTCTTGAAGCCCATCATCACGGAGGGTTCGGTTTTGTGAGGTACGGATAAGAGGGGATACATTAGGCAAAGGAGAAAAGCCGTGTATCTTTTGGTGTATCTTCTCTATGAGCATCCAGATAGCCCAAGCATCCTCCTTTTGCCTTCTTGGTGCTTGTAGGGAAGTATTGGTAAGGCGCATATTAGCTATGGTAATTTTGATTTGTACCTGAGCTATTTGTCGTTGTAGGGGTGTTTTGGTAAGGTCTTTTCCTATGTTGTAATACTGTACCTGTTGCACATCTATCAGCGTACAGGGGTATTGCACAGGCATATTAGGGCTGTAATAGTCTAACTGCCCCCAATTCTCGTCTATGTATTTAAGTTCTGTTATCTCGCTTACTTTCTGTTGTATTTTCTCTAATAATGCTTTCATTGGTGTATGCTATTTAGTAGTTCTTTCATATTAAAATTTACAATATCATCTACCATTCGTTTTACTTCAGGATGGTCACCGATAAATTGTCGCTTGGGTATTTTTAGTTTGTCACCTACCTTTTTTAAGGCAAGGGCTTTCCACTGCTCTGCTTCTACTGAAAAAGCCTTTTGAGCACTCCCTTTGCGTCCTTTAGCCGCCCCGCTCACTTTGTAATACATTGCCCAAAAATAACGTTTCATTTTTTCAGTTATTACGAGTTCGCCCCCATTGTTCTGCAAATCAGCATAGGGTACGGAGCTTGTCCAACGCACAGAAGATCCCTCAACTGTACTACGGATAGACCGCCTTAGTGTACCTGTACGCATCATCAGTGAGCCACGCCTATTGGGTATAAGGGTATTAGCCCACTTATCATCAAAGAATGCCTTGCGCTCAAAATTGCGGTCAAACGCTTCTGTGAGCTTCACTTTGGTATCCGTTAAGATGTGATTTAAAAAGGTTTTAAAGTCCATTTCAATAATGGTTAATTGTCAATGATTAATTCTTCTATGCATTGTTTAGTTTTTTACTATAGAAAAGTTTTTAAAAGATTTGTTTTTTGTTTGAAATTTGTTTTGTACCTTTGTAGCCAAATATATAGTTTACTTATGGAAACAATCTTCGACTACGCTCCCACAGAATGGGAATTGAATGCTTTGAGGTTTGATTCTTTTTCATTCATGCTAAAATTTGGTATTGAATTAAAAGAAGAATTAACCCCCGAGAGCTATAAGAAGCATATTACTAAGGAATTTGCTTTTTATGATTTGGCTTGCCTCTTTGAGGAAAGAGGAGATATGGACAAGGCCGAGCAATATTGGCAACAACTACCAAAAGCCTACAAAGAATATGGCTTAGGGTATGATTGTAACTTTACCGCTGTATAGCAAAAAACTCTATTATCTTTTCTCCTATATTAGAATAATCACTCATTAGATGAGGTTTAAAGAACTCAACGGCTTCTTCTTCACTTATACCATTTGTTTTTAGCCTCTCCCTAAAGTTATTTATCCAACCTTTATATCCATATCCCTCCTCTAAAATCCTTTGTTGATGTATGGCTTTTCCCCCAAGCCTTTCTATAAATTCGTTATATGTATGACGAGCTATAAATTCATTTATCGTCTCCATACTTTCTGTTTGTCTCCTATTGAGTAGTATCGGGCGTGTTTGTGTCTTAGCATGTAATATTTCATGCCATAGAGATTCTATAGCGTATTCCTGCTTAAATGTTAGATCCTCACCTTTTTTAATAGCTCCTAAAGCCTCTCTCAATTGAATAGAGGCGTTAAAACCAATATTTGCAAAGGTGTGGTTACTAATCTCTATCGTTGATTTTCCAATCCATTCATTAGTAGAAGGGCGATAAGACATTGAGTGCTGCATTAAGAAATTAGGAGAGTTTGTAAAACTCACTTCACCAAGCCCCCTTCTGAAATCTTCGGGGAATAACTCTGCATATTTTAGCATTATATTTTCCACTTCTTCTTTTGTGGGCTGGTTTCTTCTTATAAGTTCTTGTAAATTAACAATCTTTCTTTCTGTTATTGTCTCTAGTTCTCTTTTCACCTGTTCCGCTCCTACCACTTGGGTATAAGTGTTATTAGGAGGAAATACCTTCTTTTCTTGCCCTGGATTGAAACGAAACATGGCCAGTTTGTTCTTACCGCTTTTACCTATCTGAGTAGTCGCTTCTTCTCCTGCCTTTTTGGCAGTTTCGGGGTTGCTTTTGGTATTTTCCCGAGCCAATACTTCTACAGCAGTACAGCGACAACGCCAGCCATTAGGCGGGTAGTACTCTGTCCAAAAAGCATCGTCTTTTGGCAAACATATTCCTGCTAAAGCTGCGTGGCTTTGCCTTACACGCTCATCACCTGCGGTGCGATATTCAAGCCAATACCTGCTTGTATCCTCTTGCAGGTTAGCCCAATTAGCAGCACTTTGGGCACTCTGCACGGCAAACTGATACTCGGCTTCTAAGTAGTTACGATTGTAAGTATTGTTGAGCTTTAAAATATCTTGTTCAAACTGATAATAAGGGCGTATATTCCCCTGCTCGTCTTTTAGTTTGCTACGAGCTTCCGTAAGCTGAGTATGGGTTTTGAGCCCCGAAAAGATAAATACATCTCGCTCTAAATAGGCTCTCATTTCCTCCGGTACTTCGTGAGGGATAGCGGTGTTAAACACTTCAGCGGTAGCGGTAATGAGGTCGCGGTAGGCTTTGTATTTCATTAAGTCTTCAGGTCTGTAGCTACCTCTCTTATGTAATTGGTCAAAGGCTTTTTTCGCCACTTTGGTAAGGTCTAATGGCTTCTTTGGAGGCTCTTGTGCGCTTGATAACCTTGCTTCTTGGCATGCCTCACAATCACAGGGCGCATATTGCAGACTTAGACTTTGATGCATAGCCCCGAAATAGTGGTGAGCCACCGAGGGCATAATTTCGGGGCTTAGTCGAAAAAATCTAAGGAGAGCTTTTGAGGTGTGGTAGGTGCTTTATTACCTACTATTTCAATACCAAATTTTTCTTTGAGCCACTCATCGGAGACTTCTTTATAAGGTAGTATTTCCTTAGTGCGTGTCCACAGTTCGCCCAAGTCTTCCACTTGGTCATACACGAGCGATAAGCCCTCTTCGGGGAGTACTCCAATGGCGTACAGGGCGGGTAGTACTTTATCGTTCATATACTGCTCTACCATTGTTTGGTCGGCATCCACAAGGGCTTGCAACATATCTTGTGAGCTTACTTCTTTACCCTTGCTACCATACTTTGTATCTTGCCCTATGATAGCCCCTGAGATAAGTAGGGAGATGTTATCACGGCACAGTTTTATGAGTCCATCATACACTTCACCCGTAGAAGGAACCCCATTGGTAGCCCACTCAAACTGCTCTGTCTCATCAATAATAAACCAAGCAGCGGCTCCCATATCGGTCATCATCTTCTCGGCACGATTGAGGGCTTGACGATCACGGGTGTTTGTTTTCATTACACGTGGCGGAATACCGTAAATTTCACATAATTCTGACCAGCAACTTTGCGCAAATCGGCTAAAGAGGATATGTGGTATCGCCTTATTGATAAGTCCCAGCTCACCTACCCCGCCAAAGTCCAACAGCCAGGTACCATACTCAGAGGCATTGAGATAGTCTAACCCCTTGTCGTCGGTATAGTCCTTGAGAATTAGCCCCTTTTGAGGTATTACATTTTGGCGAGGTACTAAGGAAACTTCTACGCCCTGCTCATCAGTACGATTGAGCTCTATAAGGGTATAGCCAAAGTACTCACTATCCAAAATATGCCCGATAATCTCGCCAAACCATACAGACTTCTGCAATTGACTTGTCAGCTCGGGGTGAATTTCCCCATTGGCTTTCTTTATGGAAAAGTTAGCCGATAGCGTCTTTAGTTTGCGATTTTTGATTTGTGAGGTAGTATGGGCGTCAAGGAGCATATCCTTTACCAAGTTGTAGTAAGGATATAGCTTAGGGTTATCTATATTCTCAGCCATAGAGAGGGCACTTTTCCAGGTGAGTACATCGGCACGGGTACGCGCCATTGCCTTGGGAACGATATTGCGGGTAGGTTGCAGGCTGTTATTACCTGCTTTTTTAGTTTTCTTATAGTTCTTATAGGGTTTCATTGCTTGTATTTTCCTTTAACATTAATACCTTTCTCGGTGATTTGTAGTACTTCGGCACTAAAGCCGTCTGCTTCTAATTGAATGCGTATATGCCTATCAAGGGCACGAGACACATTTCCATTGAGAGCGTGCTTGATATTCCCTCCAATGATAGGTGATTCTTTCCATTCGCCCTGAAAGGAAAGTAGGAGAAATTCGAGGTGCTGAGCGGTACTTTCCCCACAGAAAAAATCGCCCTCCTGTATGACAAGGTCATAATCTGTATTAGTGAGTATATCTTTCATTATTCGTGATTAAATTTTTTACGGGAACCAAAGAGGAAAGGAGTTGTTTGTTGTTGGCTTTCCTCAGTACGAGGCATAATAGGTAACGAACTGATATTTACTTCTCCTTTAGCAAGTCTTTTAAGGTACTCTATTGCTCTATCGTAACGTTCTTTGGCGTGGTCATAGATAATATCAGCGTTGCACAGATCCACTATATACCACTTTGCTACAGAGAGACAAAGGCTCACCACAAGGGCGTTTCTTTCCTCCCCACGCTTGGCAAAGATAGCCTCTACATCATAGCGCGGTCTGCCGTCCAAGTACTCCTTTTTGTCATTGGTGTAGAAGTAGGACTTTACTTCCTGCTCGGCAGTATCTAACGCCTGCAATACTATAGTGTCGTCCCCTTCGGTAATCTGCTCTACTTGGTAGGAGTAGATATTGTTCTTTAAATCTTCTTTTGTTAGGAACATATTAGTATCTGTTATTAACTCTCGCCCCGAAGGCATATTGGTTACTACTTTGTCTATTTCGACCTATGAGCCATTTAAAAGCTCCATGCACGGCATCGGGTCCATCATCGTGAGCACCCGAACCTTTTTCAAAAGCTAAGAACTGGTCAATAAGCACCTGCATATCCGCGTCTTTCTGTTCACTATTGAACCACACATTTTTGCGCTCAAAATAGCCCGCAAGGCTCTCTATACGGTCAAATTTATCTGCCTTACTTCGTTTGTCAGCTACGATAGGGATATAGTACCCTCGTTTGTCGCCCTCTTGGTCAAAGTCGCTTACAAACTCATCCATCGCAAAAAGTCCCTCAATCATATAACGTACATTGTAGCGGTCTAAGCGATACTTCTCATACTGGTCATACAGCCATTTAGCACAATGCGCACGGCTTTTTTGCTGCATATAGCACAGTAGTATATGAAACTCCTTGCCTATATTGCCTACCAAAATCAGGGCTTTGTAGTCCGCATTTTCCTTATACGAAAGGTCGCCATAAAAACAAAGGTTATCATACTTGCTCAGTGGCAGTGCCTTTTTATACTGAATATCCTCGTACTTAAAGATTGCTCCGTCCTCAATATGTGTGTGCATATACTCCCGCATAAACGAGCGGTAGGGCATACTCTTAAACTTATTACGCCAGTACTCCGCCGATGTTTTCTCAGGCCATTCAGGAGTAAAGTCTTGTAAGTTTTTCACTGCACACACTGTAAGTATTTTGAACTCTGTTTGCGGACTATCTTCATAACTACCCTCCTCTTTGGGCGTGTTAATCACCTCATTGAAGTACGTTTTAAGGCGGTTCGTGATCGAGTTTTTGTGGAAGTTGTTATTCGCAAATACAAAGCGTTCAGTGGCATTGTCCTCACTGTCAAAACACCCCCATACATCTTCGGTGATATAGTCTACACTTTCACGCATAATACGGTCATTGTGGATAGACTTCTTGCTATCCACATCATCTACCACTATATAGTCGGGGCGTTCCGACTGTTCTCGTGCTCCTCGCGGGTTTTGCCCAAAACCAAGCGACATAAATCGAACCCCATCATTAGTAACAAACGAACCATCCGACCAGTCCCCCGCCGATGACCTCTTGCCGTAATCATTCTGCAAGCGGTTATTGTGTTCCAGCTGTGCCTGTATACCCGATAGCAGTTTCTTAGCTTTAGGTTCAGTCTCGCCCACCAAAAGCATAAATCGCAAATCATTCTTGGCAAAGTACAAGTACAACGGTATCCCCATATCTATATGTACCGACTTTCCCGCCGAACGGTACATCTCGGCAAGCAAGCGCAAGCGTTTATTGCCCACTATCATCTTAGCTAACTGGACGTGAAACCAAGCACACTTCTGTTTGGCATAGTTAGGGAAATAGTATTCAAACCAGCGCACATAATCGCCCTCCAAGTTCTTAATACGAGCCGCTCTCTCTTTGGCTGTTTCGTGTATATTCACTGAAGTAGCCTTAGCAATCAATAGGCAATGTTTGTCGTAATCGGCTAAGAGTTTAGCATATATTTTATCCTTCTTGCTCATTTTTCACTTTTAGTTGTAAGAATTGTTTGTGGAATTTAGTACATTGAGCCGCGAACTCAGCGTCTTGTTGTGATATAAACATGTCCAGTTCCTTCAGTACCTTATATACAGTGGTAGGATCTGCTTGTGTTTCACACCTATCCAATGCGGCCATTAACTTACCTACATCGGAAGCTGAGAAAGTAGGTTCCTGCCCATTCATTACCCTAATGGTCTCAGCTTGTAGCTTCTGTTTGATAATAGTAGGCGAAGCGTGGAAGTTCAAACGCTTGTCCTCCCAATCGTACTTCTTTACCCACTCACCAATAGTGGCAGGACGTACTCCGTAGAGCTCCGCTACTTCTGCTTGAGTAACCTCAATATTTTCAATATAATACTGTTCCGCCTTAATACGAACAGCGTCTTTTGTTTTTGCCATAGTCTAAATAAAATGCAAAATTGGGGATTGGACAGAAAAAAAACAAAAAGTTGTTACCAGAGGTTACAGAGTTGTTACCAGAAGTAACAATGTTGTTACCAGAGGTTACCACTTTTTGCGGGGGTAAGAAAGCCGCCTTAATTTTGCGCCAGAAATCAGACAAACCCAAAAAGAAAAGTATATGCCCAGATTTGTACTTAATGATGAGCGCGTGACCAATTCCTATGGTTTTAAGGTCTTATCGGCGGGAATTGACTTAACCCGTTTTGCAACCAACCCCGTAATGTTGGACGGACATAATCAAAGCAACCAAAGTGTGATAGGTTCTTGGGAGAACATCATACTTGAAGATGGAAAGCTCCTTGCCGAACCTCGTTTTGATATGGACGATGAGAATGCAAAAAAAATAGCCAGTAAGGTAGAACGGGGCATCATCAAAGGAGCAAGTATGGGCATAGCTTTCCACAGGGAAGACCTCAGTTATGAAGGTGGTGATGTTGTCCTGAAAAAATGTTCTCTTTTTGAAGCCTCTATAGTAGCTGTACCGAGCAATGCTAATGCCCTACGCCTACAAATGGATGGGGTAGAAATTACCGAGGAAGAGATTAAGGAACTTTGCCTATCATTTCCAAAAACAAACCCTAATAACACAGTACATATGAAGTTACAACTTACACAATTGGCCTTAGTAGCCTTGGGTATGAGCGCCAGTACTAAGGAACTATCGGCAGACGAAATAGAATCCGCTATCTTAGCACTTTCCAAAAGCCGTGATGAGCTCAAAGAAAAGCTCACCCTTTCAGAAGAACAACTTAGCGCCTATGTAGCCAAAGAAAAAGCCCAAAGAGAAGCCCTCACAGTACAAATGCTTGACGAGGCTATCAAGAGTGGTAAAATCACAGCGGACAAGCGTCAGACTTTTGCTGACTTGGCCGCGCAGAACTTTGAATTAGTTAAAGCCACACTGGAGGGGATCCCCGCTAAGAAGTCTTTCTCCGCAGGAGTTACTACCCCTACAGGTACAACAGGAGTAGCTACTATGGAGGACTTCCAAAAGCTCTCCTTAGAGGAAAAAGTAGCCTTCAAGAATGGAAACCCCGAAGCCTACCAAAAGCTCATCGCCTCTATTTAATAAAGAGCAAAGGTGAAGAGTGAAAGACTATAATTTAAACCCTATTTAAAAACGAATAAAACAGTATTACAATGGCAATGAATTTTCCAGAAATATGGGAGAGACGAGTACACCAAACACTCTCCCAAGGGGGTACAGCCGACTTTTTGGATGGCGTACAAGAATTGGACGGAGATGTAATGGAAATGGGCGAAAACAATGTAATCCATATCCCCACTACCGAGTTCAAACCCGATGTGCTCATCAACAATAGTACTTATCCTTTGTCCGTACAGAGCTACACTGAAAACGAGGTAACTGTAAAATTGGACAAGTACCAGACTAAACCCACCAAGGTCACCGATGACCAGATTGTCGGCTCCAGTTATGACAAGATAGATGCTGTAACCCGTGCACAAACCAACGAGATTAGTGTACGTAAGTATGGTAAGGCCATTCACGCCCTTGCTCCTGCGCAAAATACGGCAGATACGCCTGTACTCACCCTTGCGGGTACAGAATGCACCTATAACGATATTGTAGCCCTCAAGGCTAAATGTGATAAGGCGGGTTGGCCATTGGCGGGACGCCGTTTGGTGCTGTGCTTTGACCACTTCAATTCCCTACTCAAGGATAGAGAACGTTTTGGGGATCAACTTATCAACTATCGTCAGGGGCAGGTATCTCCTGTGATTGCAGGCTTTGAAATCAAAACCTACGAACAGCACCCTCACTATAGTAGTGCGGGACAAAAGATAGCCTTTGACCAAGTACCTACCAGCAGCGACAAACCCGCTTCCGTAGCCTTCGTAAAACAGATGGTTAGAAAGAAAACAGGACTTACCAAGCAGTACTACTCTGAGGCAAAGCAAGATCCTACCAATCAGGCAAACCTTTTGGCCTATCGTCATTACTTTATAGTGACCCCTTTGGAGAACAAGTACATTGCGGCACTGAAATAATTGTTAAACCTCATAGGGGTGTAACCATACGCCCCTACCTAAAAGCAAAAAAATGGACAGTATATTCAAAGATAACCCAGGGCTTGATGTAGCCTACAAAACGGCTGATGGTAAATACTTCTACACCGAAAACGGCGCACAAAACTACGCCCTCACCCTCAAAAATCAAGAGGTAAAAAAAGTAGTACGCACAGAAGAAGCAACAGAGAAAGAGGAGGTGAAAAATGAGGTAGTTACTGAAACACAGAAGCCTCAAACAGTAGAAACCACTGAACCCTTAGAGCCTTCTTCGGAAAACACTGATAGTTCAGAAGTTCCCGACAATTCAGAAAGCTCAGAGCCCTCTGAAAACTCTGATAGTTCAGAAAGCCCAGAGCCCTCAGAAGAAACAAAGCCCAGCTTTGAACTTAAACCTAAAAACTTTAACAAACGCTAAACAATGAACGGAGTAAAATTCATAAGAAAAAATGGTGGCTTAGGGCGTGAACTCGCAGGTGAAGACCATATCTCTGGGCTTATTGTCTATGGCGAAACAGCCGTTGCCCCTACCTTATTGCTTTCAGTAGAGGAGCTAAACGGCAAGGGAATTTTCCCCGATACAGCCCCTGTATTGCACTATCATATAACCGAGTTCTTTCGTGTCAATGAAGGGGCAAAGCTATACGTGCAATCAGTAGCAAGTGCTGACAGTAATTACACTGAAGTAAAAACCCTGCAGGCATTCGCCCAAGGCAAACTCCGACAAATCGCCGTTTGCGACTTCAAAACCGAACTTTCGGGCTTAGACAACGCTCTTAGCAAGCTAAACGCTATCGGCAAGGAGTTAGCCAAACGTATCACCCCTGCAAGCCTTTTGTATAGCTTTAAACTAAAAGCCGAAGATATTGCTAACCTCCCCGATTTGCGCACCAAAAGTGCCGAACTCGTGAGTGTGGTTATAGGTCAAGATGGTGCAGGGCGTGGGGCTTATATCGCACAAACTACCCCTGCAGTGGGTTGTATAGGGGCTGCCCTTGGAGCTATTTCCAAAGCCAGCGTACACGAAAGCATTGGCTGGGTAGAGAAACAGAACTTAGTGACTGTTGCTTACAATAAAGGTCTTACAGGCGATGTGCTGCGAGCCCTTGAATTAGATGTCCCTGCTTTAGCAGACGGCACCAAGCTTGGAAGCCTTACCCCTGCACAAGTAGAAGCCTTGCACGGCAAAGGGTATATTTTCCTTACTCAATATGCAGGCAACGCAGGCACCTATTTTAACGATAGCTTTACGGCAACAGCCGCCACCAGTGACTTTGCTTATATAGAGAACAATCGTACTATAGACAAGGCTATCCGTGAGCTAAACCGTGTACTTGTGCCTAAAGTTTCAGGTCCTGCCTATATTGACCCCGATACAGGTAACCTACAAACAGCTACTGTGTCAGCTATCAATGCTCTTTGTGAAGAGCCTTTGGATGCAATGAAACGTAACGGTGAACTCAGCGGCTATAAGGTGTATATCAACCCACGCCAGCGCATTTTACAGACCTCCAAATTAGAGATAGCGCTCAAAATAGTACCTGTAGGCACTATGCGTGAGATAGAAGTATCTATTGGTTTTGCCCTTAATGTATAGCAATTTAATAACTGTTTAAAAGCACTTTAAAAATGTTAGAATTAGAACCCCTTATCAACGGAAGAGAGTATGGATGGGCAGATATCATCTGCACTATCGGGGGCGTGCCCGTTACGGGTATTGTTGCCATAAAGTATGAAGAGGAGCAAGAAAAAGAGAACGTATATGGTGCAGGTCGCCACCCCGTGAGTCGTGGGTATGGCAGAGTGAAGACTACCGCTTCTATCACTGTGCTTGCCTCAACTGTAATGGCTCTGAAATCCAAAGCCCCTAAAGGACAATTGCACCGCATTGCACCTTTCCCTATCACGGTGAACTATCAGCCCGATAATCAGCCACTGGTAACCCATATACTAAAGAATTGTGAGTTTCAAAAAACATCTTTTGAATGGAAGGAGGGCGATATGCACAAAGAAGTAGAATTACCTCTTATTGTAAGCCATGTAGTAGATAAAAGCATTTAATTATTATGGAAAAAGAAACGTTTATGTTTGTAGAAGAAAACAAAGTCCCCGAACCTGCTACTATTTGTGGGCTATCGGAAGCCGAAATACAATCCCTTAAAGAGAAACATGGCGAGTTGGTATTGGTGGAAGTAGAAGCCGACGGGCAGACTCATCAAGTGATCTTCAAAGAGCCAACCTTCAAACACTTGGAAGCAATGACCAAGATCTCCAAGACCGACGAGGTGAAAGCCGCCGAAGTGGCTTACCTGAACTATGTAGTGAGAGCTGATGAGGCTATTGTGGGGCGCGATATGCTCAAACTCAAAGCAGTAGAAGCCCTAATGCTAAGGGTACAAAAAACGAGGGCAACCGCAAAAAACTTATAGGCTCACTACAGAGTGAGCCCAGTGAGAAAGAAGAGTGGAAAGCTGAGGCACTGATTCGTGCTAACTTTGGGGTAAACCCCGAAAGTCTGCAAGCCAGTCAGTGGTGCAAACTCTATGCCCAAGCAATGTGGTTAGAGCATTGGCGTATGCAAAACCAAGCAGAGTTATTTAAGGTACTTATGGGTGGATAGTTTTACCTTTTTGGGGTAGATATTGCTATATACCAAGCAAAAGAAAAATATATGTAGGCTGATGTAGATACTAATACCTCCCACTTCGTAAAGATTCCATAGTATGGAACTTATCACAAATACTATAAAAGATAGGATATAAACAAGCCAAAATAGTGTTTTCATAGTAGTATAAGTTTAACAAGGCAAAGTTACAAAAAAGAAATGAATAATACATTTAATTATGGTATAAATTTCAATATAGCAGGAGATAATCAGGTTTCTGCTGTATTTGTAGCCTTGTTCAAAAACATGGATATACTACAGGCAGAGATTACCCAGATTAATCAGACTCTGAATACCTTTTCCGAAAATACCACTAAGGCTATAGAAGGAGTATCTAAAACGATAGAGGAAAGTACAAAACTATCCAACATAAACTTTGAGGCCTTTCTTAATCTGACTGATAGGGCAGCCTCAGCAGCGGCTAACTTATATGCTCCCGGCATAGCCCTTGAAAAGAACTTATCCGAACTCTCGGCCATTACTGGAGTTACAGGCGAAGGCCTCAAAGCTATAGAAATGGCCGCACGTGAAACTGCTAAAACCTTTGGTACTTCGGCAGTAGATAATGTGGAAGCCTATAAGATGATGCTTTCACAACTTAGCCCCGATATTGCTAAGAATAGCGAAGCAATGAAGCTGATGGGTGAGAATGTGAATATTCTCTCTAAGCAAATGGGGGGTGACACCATAGCGGCTACTGATGTACTCAACACCTCACTGAATCAATTTGGGGTGAGTATGGAAGACCCTATCAAGGCGGCAAAGGTGATGACAGAGATGATGAATGTGATGTCCGCCGCTGCCCAGAATGGGTCGGCCGAACTCCCGCAAATCAAGCAAGCATTAGAGCAGGTGGGTATGGTAGCTAAGACTACGGGTCTATCATTTGCCGAGACCAACGCCTATATTCAGCTATTAGATCAGGCAGGTAAGAAAGGAAGTGAAGGAGGGATTGCCCTTCGTAACGTACTGACTACTCTTTCAGAGGGTCGCTTTACTTCCAAACTTGCTGCCGATGGACTTAGGGAAGCGGGGATCAGTACCGATTACTTAGCCGATAGTAGTGTGCCCTTGCACGAGCGATTGAAAACCCTGCGTAAGATACAGGGCGACACTGCCCTGATGACTAAGGTATTTGGAAAGGAGAATATGGCTGCCGCCATTGCCCTTATCAATACCGCTGATGAGGCCGAAGCGATGAGCAAAAGTATTGAGGGAACCAACTCAGCCGTAGAGCAAGCAGGGGTGATCATGGAAAGTACATCTGAAAAGAATGCGCGCCTTACCGCTCAAGTAGAAGATTTTAAGATTTCTATTTTCAACGCAACAGGAGGGGCATTCGGATACGCAGGAGCACTAAGTGATATTGTTCAACAAATGACAGGACTTGCGCCTATAGGAAGCGTCTTGATTAATACCTTTTCCTTTCTTACTAACGCACAAAAAAGGGCCGCCCTATGGACAAATATTTGTTCGGTGGCTACCAAGGGAATGGCCGTGGCACAAGGAATTCTGAACGCTATTATGAATATGAACCCTATTATGCTGGTGGTAAGTGCTATAGGGGTGCTTATAGGATATGTTACGGTAGCTATTAGCTATTTTGACTCCTTTGGCTCTACTATGCTACTCCTCTTAGGTCCTATAGGTATGCTCATTAGTGCCTTTATGATGATAAAAAGGCATTGGGATAGCATCGTCGAAGCCTTTAAGTCAGAAGGTATTTTAGCAGGTTTTAAGCGTATAGGCTTGGTGTTATTAGATGTAATAATGGCACCACTACAAAAGATATTAGGATGGGTTGCCGAGCTCACTGGTTGGGAATGGGCGGCCAATGCTTCAGGGAGTGTGGAGGAGTTTCGTAGGAATATGGACTTAGTCTCTGACGAGGAAAAGGCTAACACCCAAAAAGACGATAAGCCACAAGAAGTAACGGTAGTAGAGAATAAAGATAGCTTTGACCTTACTAAAAATAAACCTACTGTTCCCACAGTTGGGGGCGTGGCAGCTACCAAAACAATGAATAGCACGGGGGTAGGAGGTGATAAGAGTAGAAGCGAAAACAAAGTGCGTAACCTTAGTATTGGAAAGATGATGGATAATTTTAATATCTATATGAATGCCGACAAAGGATTAGATAAACAACAACTCCTACAAGCAGTAAGAGAAGTGTTACTAACTGCTACTGCCGACTTTGCAGGGGGTAATGATTGACAAATATGATTGATTTTAATTTTCAACCACAGCCAGAAACAATTGCTAAAACGGTAGCCTTAAACTTGGCTTTTCGCTTTGGTATGCAAACGGGCAAGCCCTTAGAGGTTAAGAAGTTTGATGGCGAGTTTGTCACAATGAGTGACTTAGAAAATCGCCCTTGGCTTACCTCCTTGCGTATGAGTACCCACCACGAGGGCGAGCGTTATAGCCTGTTATTTCAGGAAGTGGTTATTTCTGTCACCCAAGAGCGCAATATTGTAACTACTTCCCTACAAGGGAGAGATGGTACAATCAAGGAGTATATTAGTAATGGCGACTATGGTATTACTTTGGATATAGCATTAACAGACTATGAAGGAGAGCCAGACGAGCAGACAGACGAAGAGTTTTTATTGCCAAAGCAAGACTACCCTATAAGTCGCTTAGAAACTCTTAGAAAACTGCTCACTACGCCACAAACTGTAGAGGTGGAAAGTGATTTTCTATATGCTTTTGGGATTCGTTCTGCTGTGGTGACTTCCTTCTCTTTGCAACAGGAAACACACAGCAATCGCCAGAGCGTACAGATACAAATGCTTTCCGATGAGCCTTACGAAATCAAACAAATACAACAAGACGAGTATGTTAAGATTAGTAAGTAGAATAACCATTGAGACAGGTAGCACCCGCTGGCAATTCAATTCTGTAGCCGAGTGTAACATTGTAGAAGATATGGAAAGCCTTACCGACACCTGTGAACTAAAACTGCCACGCAATATTCGCTGGCAAGGGTATATAAGTGAAAAAGGTATGCCTCCAATCAAGCGAGGCGATCGCATTACGGTAGAACTCGGTTATGATGATGACTTAAAAGTACGCTTTGCAGGTTACGTGCGTTCGGTAGATGCCAAAGTGCCTATCACCATAAAATGTGAAGATGGCATGTTTCTACTAAAAACGCTAAAAGCCGAGCCTAAAGCCTTTAAGAACGCTACCCTCAAAGAGATAGTGGAGCATCTGCTCAAAGGCACAAATATTAGCTACAAACTCATTGATGATAATATACAAGTAGGAACCTGGCGTATCACCCAGCCCAACGTATCGCAAGAGTTGCAAGAGCTAAAAGAAAAGGTAATGCTTAGTAGTTACTTTAGGCTTATAGACGGAGAATCGGTGTTGTACATTGGATTAGCCTACCCTATAGACAATCGCGAAAAACACCTTTTTAAGCACGGCAAAAATATCATCAGTGAGGATTTTACTTACCGTGATAAAGATGATATAAGGGTACGAGTGGAGGCACAGAGCTTTAACGCCAAGCATAAGAAACTCACCTACGAATATGGCGACAAAGACGGAGAAGTAATAAAGCTCCGCATAGATGGACTGACAGAAGAGGAACTAAAGAAGTACGCAATGCAGGCGTTGGAAAGATACAAGCAAAGTGGTTTTAAGGGCTCTTTTGAAACCTTTGGTGTACCCGAAGTAAGCAAGTGCGATATGGTGGAAATACACGCCTCCGATGGCAATAGTGGTACTTATTTAGTGAAAAAGAATGAGATTAGTTTTGGTACAAACGGCTATCGTCAAAAGATTGAATTAGGGAATGCACTATGATAAAAGATCTGATACAACAATTGGCTTATACAGGGCAGGAACTATATGTTAAGGTATGTAGAGTAACTTCTATAGATGAGGAGGCTAAAACTGCTGATGTAAGCCCCTTAGATGGTAGTTCACCTATTAACGATGTATATTTAGTAGTAGACTTTGATAAGGGAGGTTTTTACCTACAACCAAAAATAGGTTCGCTGGTATGTGTGGCTTTTATCAACAAGGAAACGGCAATAGTAGTAGGAACCTCCGAGTTGGAGAAAGTAGAATGTATCTTGGAAGGTTTTACCCTAAAGATAGAAGATGGTAAATTGCAACTTAAAAATGAGCAAGCCGATTTTAAAACCCTTTTAATAGAGCTTTTAATAGAGCTTAAAAGCGCTATCATACAAACCCCTTCAGGCCCTGGTAACTTTGCCCCGCAGAACATAGCCAAGTTTGAAGAAATCAACAACAAAATAAACCAACTATGGCACTAAACAAAGAACAACTCAAACAAGGCATTATCTCCCTTCAACGGGATATGCTTACCAAAACCGAACCGAGTATGGAAGAGTATGCCGAACGCTTAGCAAGCCCTATTGATACCTTTGTCAGAAGCGGCGAGGTAACGGTGCAAGCAGGAATCACCCTACAAGCAGGAACTTATACAGGCGCCACGACCAGTACAGGAACGGGGACAATAAGCTAAGCGGTTAGTAACTCAAAATTAAAAACTTAAAAAATGGATTGGATATTAGAAGGACTTAAAGAACACATCATATCATTCTTAGGAATGGTACTCTCAGGTTTGGCAGGTTGGTTTTTTGGCCGCCCAAAGCAACAAATGGAGTTACAGACCAATGAATTAGACAATGTGGATAAAGCGGTGAAGATATACCGAGAGATGATAGAAGACTTAGGGGCTAAGTATGCCAATGCAATCGAAGAACTCAAGAAAGCCAATGCCCGCATTAAGGACTTAGAGGCTTCCGTAGAGGAACTTTTAGCAGAACTTAAAAAATACAAGCAACTCAATGGTAAAACAAAATGATTGTCACAGTCCTACATAATCAGTCACTATTAGACCTCGCTCTACAACATACAGGCACAATAGAAAGTATCTTTGAGTTTGCCGAAGCCAACACTATTAACATCACTGATGATGTGCAAGCGGGCAAAACCTTAGTATTACCGGCAGAAGCTTTTACCAACAAAGATATTTTAGGCTACTACACCGCTAAGAATTTGCAGCCCGCAACGGCTTTTTCTAAGGAAGACGAACAAGTTTTTGAAAGGCTTGAGGGTATCAGCATTTGGGCGATTAACTTAGATTTTATAGTAAGTAAAGAATAACTATGGCACGAAGCATTCAAGAAATACAAACCCTTATCTACCAAGCCAAGGCGCAAGAGCCTGCACTGGAAAGCCTCAACAGCACTTCCAAAGTAGCTATATGGCGATTATGGGTCTATATTATAGCAGTGGCTATATGGAGTTTGGAAAAGATTTTTGACATACATAGGGCGGATATAGACAAACGCCTTGCCGAGCTCAAACCCCACACAGCCCGTTGGTACAGAAGCAAAGCCCTTGCCTTTCAGTATGGTTTTGATTTGTTACCCGACAGCGACAAGTTCAACAACCAAGGGCATACAGAGGAGCAGATAGAAGCCAGTAAGATAGTCAAGTACTCGGCTGTGATTGAAAGCAAAAACGAAGGTAGGCTTATAGTAAAAATAGCAGGTGAACAAGGCGAGCAGTTGCAACCTATCACCGAACCGCAAAAGCAAGCCTTTGAAGCCTATTTGCAAGAGATAAAAGACGCGGGTGTACGCCTATCTATAGTGAACTATCAGCCCGATATACTGCACCTGCAAATGAAAATCGTTTATGATCCTTTGTTGATTGATAGTAACGGACAAAGCATTATCCACGCTACTAAGCCAGTCGAAACGGCTATTAAAGAATATTTAAAACGCCTACCATTTAATGGTGAGCTCGTATTAGCGCATCTCATTGACGAACTTCAACAAGCAGAAGGAGTGAGGATACCACATTTGGTACTGGCACAGAGTAAACATATTGGAACTAATGGTAACTATGGGGCATTCGAAGCCATAGAGATAAGCAAGATACCCACTGCCGGCTACTTTACCATTGATAACTTTAACGACATCACTTATGTCAGCAATGTATAATTTTAATATTGACAAACTGCTCGTACTGATTACCCCTACTTTCCTGCGAAAGAGAAAATTAGTGGCGTGGCTAAGGACATTAGCAATGCCTCTGAACAAACTATTAGATGACTTTAAAGTACATAGAGAAAGAGACTTGTATAACCTTATCCACAACAGCCAAGTATGTTACCTTCGTAAAGCTCTTAATGATGAGTTTGACCCTCAGCTAAGACGTATTAAGATAGAAGACGGCAGGCAAAATCAAAGGTTGTATATCTATCCGAGAAGTGCTAATAGACCTTTGTACTTAGGAAGGGTCTTCCTATACCAAAGGGGAGCATATATAGATGGGGGCGTAGATTTTATAGTGGTATTACCACAAGGTTTGGAATATGATAGATATAAACTCGAAGCCCTTGTGAATTTCTATAAACTCGCGGGCAAGAGATGGACAATAGAGATAACACATTAATAATATGAATAGTATATACACAGAACACAATGCGGGTTACCCCTTTGATGTGGCATTCCTTGCCTTTATGCAAAATAGTTACCGCCTCTTCAATAGTTTAGGCTGTATGGCGGGAAATAAGGCAATTATCTCAGGTTGCGAAGAGAGAGGAAACACCATTTCCCCCGGTACTGTTTTTATTAATGGAGAGCTTTTCCCCTTTGAAGGCGGAGCGAAAGATAGTACAGTGTTTATCAAAGAACTCACCAATGAGGTAACCTTTGAAGATGGATTCCTACGCCCATTGGAAATTATTAGAAGTGTAGCCTTTGGTAGGTCTGTTCCTGAAAAGACTTTCAATTGGGAGGATTTTAAAAGAGTGAATAACCTACAAGAATTAGGCAAAAATAAAACAGATAACACCGAGACTAAAAAACTCCTTGAGCGCATTGAAAAACTCGAAAAACAAAAGCAAGCTGTACCTATTGGGCTCATCGCTCTATGGGGCAAACCAGCTAATGAAATACCCGCAGGCTGGCGTGAATACGTGAACTTACGAGGTAGAATGCCGGTAGGTCTTGACCCCGACTATGTTAAGAAACCCGAAGACTCACAAGACTATCGCCTTAACGCACTCAACCAAAGTGGAGGTGAACGCTCCCACAAACTCACTATTGATGAGATGCCAAGCCATAGCCATAACATTGAGAATATACCCTGGTTAGTCCGTGATAATGATAGAGGAGCCTTATCTTCTGACTTCAGTGCAGATGATCCTGATAGTCGCACTACCTCACCTACAGGTGGCGATCAACCTCACAATAATATGCCTCCTTATCGTGTGGTGCAATTTATTGAATACGTAGGATTCTAAATAGAAATAAATATCGTAATATATAATTTTTTTTAATATGACATCAAAAAAAACACTCAAAAAATGGTTTTCAAACTTTATGAAACCTGCGCAAGAGCATTTTTATGCTTGGATTGATAGCTTTTGGCACAAAGATGAAAAGATTCCAATGGATTCCATTGAGGGATTGGAAAGAATCGTAGAAGGTACAGCCTCGGCAGGTCAGCTACTCAATCATCTTAGTGATACCAATGCACATAGAGCATTGTTTGATAAAAAAGTGGATAAAGAGGAGGGGAAAGGGCTATCCTCCAATGACTACACAGATGAGGAAAAAAGAACCAATGAAACCAATGCTAAAAAACGAGTGGTGGGGATTACTGTAACAGGGGATGTTACAAAAACTCTTACTATTACCCTTGCTGATGGGGAAACGATGCAAGCTACTTTTGATGATAAGGATACATTACCCGAAAATGTGGCTGATATCAAGCTCAATTCTCTCATGTTTGACAAAGGAACGGGAGTGCTCACAGGGCAAAGAAGTGATGGAACACCTCTAACAGTTAATCTTGACGGCCGTTATGCCCTTATTGATCACACTCACTCTTGGGGAGACATTAAGAATAAGCCGAGAGTGGAAACAAGGCGAGATAAAGATACTGTTATCTATGGTATAGACGGAATAGGTGAAATTTCTGTGCCTGATTCAGAAAAATTAGTGGAAAAAGTAAAAAGTGAAATTCCAGAAGGCATTACTCCTGAACTGAAAGAGTATTTAGAAAAGCTTAAAAAGTTAATACTTTTTGACACCACGGGAAAAGCTGTTTTTTCATGTGATAAAACAATGGATTTTTATTCAGAAGGGAAAAAAGTTATGTCTATTGATGGAACTTTTGGTCTTATTCCTGAAAAAGATGTACTTTGGTCGAATTTACCTGAGGACAAGAGACCAGCCTATGAAATAAATAGGAGAAAAGGTGTAGAATACATTCAAAAACAAATAGATGAAATTAATACTACTACTTTCAGTAATCTTAGTAGCGAAATAAGTGGACTAAGAGAACAAATAGAGCAGTTAAAACTACGAGTTGGAATGTATTAAAACTACAAGTTGGAATATAAAAATATAGGCACTACCTTGTTTACCTTGAGGTAATCGGGAGATAAATGGTAGTTAATATTAACATGGAAAATGGAAAAAATGAAAAAAAGTACACGTACTATTCACTATCTTGTAGTCCACTGTTCTGCTACACCAGAGGGCAGAGAGCACACCTCCAAAGACATCGACCTATGGCACCGTCAACGAGGCTTTAATGAGATAGGCTATAACTACATCGTCTGCCTTGACGGCACCATAGAGGACGGACGAGATGTAGATAAGATACCCGCCCATGTGGAGGGACACAACAAGGACAGTATAGGGATCTGTTACATAGGTGGGGTGGATAAGAATACCCTCCAACCCAAAGACACCCGTACAACTGCTCAGAAGGAAGCGCTTGTAAAGCTGCTCAAGGAACTCAAGAAGTTATACCCAGAAGCAGTGATACAAGGGCACCGAGACTTTGCGGGCGTAAAAAAGGCTTGTCCTTGCTTCAATGCTAAAGACGAGTACAAAAATATCTAATTGTAAATTGTTAATTATGACAGAAGTAAATAAACTAAAAAAAGAATATGAAAGCCTACTCGCTAAAGTAGAACAATTGCCACGTACAAGAGAACTATCCCTTGTTATTACCAAGTTAGAAGAGGGGCTTATGTGGCTCGAAAAGTCAATCAAACAACAAGAAATTCCAAAGTAATGTATGAGAAAGATTTTGTATTTACTATTAGCCCTTGGGTTGACTTTTTCTTGCAAAAGCAAAAAATCAAACCGAACCGAGCACAAAGAAGAGCAGCGGAGCGAAAGAAAGGAAACCAAAGACAGTTCTATACAAGTAGAGAAGTCGCAAAAGGTAAGCACTTTTGACCTTCAGCACTCACAATCTTACGAGCTCACCCTTGAGAGTGATAGTGTGGGCAATGCTAAAGAGGTGGTATATCATCGTATTAGGGATGGTGATAGTGAGACTATAAGGGTGATAAACGGGAGGGTAACACTTAAAACCATAGACAACCTTTCTAAGAGCCTGCAACAAGCTGATACTACTCTTTATATAGATAATAAGATAAGCCAAAAATCCGAGACTAAAAATATTTATACAGAGCATAAAAAGGAAGTGCAAAAAGAAGTCAAGACAATACCTATTGCACTTATCATAAGTACCTTGATAATTGGTGTATTTGCCTTGCTCTTGTGGAGATTTAAGTTGTTTCGGTGAAGTTTAAACAGCATTTAAAAAAAGTTTAAACACTGCTAAAATAGGAGGACAGCAGTATAAAAAATGTCCTCCGCTTGTTTTCAAAATAACTCCTACATCATTTCTTAAACATAACCACGCAGGCTGCGGAGGACATAAGTCTTCTGTTGCCTGCGTGTTTCTTTTATGTTTGAATGATGTAGGAGCCGCAAAAGTACAACTATTTTCTGAATTACAAAAACAAAATAACAAATGGCAAAATTCAAGTACAAAGAACAGCACGCTATCATTATAAAAGTAAGTAGCGAACAAGAGCAAAAAGAACTATTCGAAAAACTCCAAAAAATGGGGTTTACTAACCTTAAAGTAGTAAGTGTATAATGGAAATCAAAGTAAAACACACCAGCGAAAACTTCAAAACCTTTCGCGCCGAAAAAGTAAAGTCCCTTTTTAATGCCGAAAATGGGCACACGTGGGAACACACCGCCAATCTACCCATAGAAGACGAAGGTTGGCAAATAGGGCTTATCGTAGGTCCTTCTGGAAGCGGTAAAACCTCCATAGGCAAACAAATATGGGATAATGGTATAACCAACCTTACCGAAGGGTGGAACCCGAACCTACCCATTATTGAGGATATTGCCCCCAACAAGTCAATGAACGAAGTAACCTCTGCTCTTTCAGCTGTAGGGCTCGGCGATGTACCCGCTTGGTTGCGCCCATTCAAAGTCCTTAGTAATGGTGAGCAGTTTCGTGCGGGCTTAGCGCGCCTCATTTGTGAAGCACCCAATAAGGTAATAGTAGACGAATTTACCTCTGTAATCGACCGCCAAATCGCTAAAATAGGGGCTTCGGCATTTGCCAAAGCGTGGAGACGCGAGCCTAATCGACAAATCGTTTTACTATCCTGCCACTATGATATTATCGAATGGCTGCAACCCGATTGGGTATATGATACGAGAGTATCAGAAGTAAAAAAAAAGTCCAAAAACGACCTCCTATCGAACTCCAAGTTTGGAAGGCAAACGGAAGTTACTGGCGATTTTTTAAAGAGCATTACTATTTAG